ATTCTTGGAATGTTCATGTATGGAATTGCTCTCTTAGCTCAGAAGGTTAGAGCGCCCGACTCATAATCGGTAGGTCCTAGGTTCAAGTCCTAGAGGGAGCACATGCACCCGTAGCTCAGTTGGATAGAGCATCTGCCTTCTAAGCAGACGGTCACAGGTTCGAATCCTGTCGGGTGTACAAATTAAATCAAATGAAAAAAAACAAAAAGTATCCGATCATCTTCCTCTCAGCCCTAGCCTTAGAGATAGGTAGCACTATGTATATCAGCTCTGTAGCCAACAAAGACATGGCAAGTACTATATTCTGGGCGTTTATGGGGCCATTCATCGCCCTCCCGTTTGCTGGGTATGTAGCCGATGAAAAAACATGGAGAGGAAGATTTTATTTAGCTTTGTCTAGCTCCGCAGGCTATACTGTAGGTGCTCTGATGTCAATGAAATTTATTCTAAACTCTTAGTAATGCCAGACTTATATTGTCCAGAATGCGGTAAGGAACGCTTTGAGCGATCGCTTACTATGAAAGTAAAAGACGGAGAGACCTACTATGTAGAGGGTCAGTGTGAATGCGGGGAGCAAATGAAGCTCACCAATCCAAAGACGGGAGCTCCAGGATTTGGAAAGATGGGCAGATTTGGAAAGAGTTACTGATGTCCACGATTATAGACATAGAAGGATATGAAACTAAGGGGATTAAAATCGACCCTAACGGTACAGAGGGAGAGACTATCGAACTCCACGGGTTACTCGTGGTACTTCCAAAAAAACCGAAGCGATCGGAGATTCTTTTCCATGACTCACCAAAGGCAATGCAGATGTGGAAGAGGATATCTATGCCAGAGGAATTGCGTAGGATACGGAGTATGGATGAGTGGCTCGAAAAGCCTGCCGAGTTTCGAAAAAAGTTTCGTACTTACATCGAACAAGAGTTTCAGCGTAGGCGTGACGGTGTTTGGTTTTACAATAATGGGGTCCCTACGTATATTACAGGGCGACACTATATGTTTCTACAATGGTCTAAAATTGATATCGGATACCCATCATACCTCGCTTTCCAAAGAGAAATCTATCTCCACATGGCTGCTTGCGAAGCTGATCCCCGTTGTTTCGGTCAGCTTTATACTAAGTGTCGTCGTTCTGGCTACACTAATGTATGCTCTGCTGTCCTTGTTGACGAAGCTAGTCAAGTTAAAGAGAAGCTTCTCGGTATTCAGTCGAAGACTGGTAAAGATGCCCAGGAAAATATTTTTATGAAGAAGATAGTCTCTATCTTTAGAGGCTACCCATTCTTTTTCAAACCTATCCAGGACGGTACCACGAACCCCCGTATGGAGCTGGCCTTCCGTGAGCCTTCTAAGCGTATCACCAAAAAGAACAAGACGTCGCAGCGTGGGGACGCCCTCAATACGGTAATCAACTGGAAGAACACCACGAACAACGCCTATGACGGAGAGAAGCTACATATGCTGTATCTCGATGAGGCTGGGAAGTGGGAGAAACCTACCGACATACGCGAGGCATGGCGTATAGAGCGTACCTGTTTGATCGTAGGTAAGCGCGTAGTAGGTAAGGCGCTGGTAGGCAGTACAGTAAACCCTATGGATAAAGGTGGGGAGGAGTATAAAGGTCTGTGGAATGACTCCGACCCTAACGAACGCAACAACAACGGGCGTACACGATCTGGGCTCTACCGCATCTTTATCCCTGCATACGAAGCTCTAGAAGGGTTTTTCGATAAATACGGGAACCCCGTAGTCGATGACCCAGAGAAGCAAATAGAAGGAGTCGATGGTCTCCCCGTAGACCAGGGGAGTCGTAAGTACCTGAAAAACGAGCGTCACTCTTTTAAGGACGATCCCTCGGAATTAAACGAGATCATCAGGCAGTTTCCGTTTACCGAGGACGAGGCGTTCAGGGATAGTATCGAGGGTAGTCTGTTTAATATCGGCAAGATATACCAACAGATTGAGCATAATGATAATCTATACCCTAACCCCGTAGTGCAGGGTAATTTCGTTTGGAGGGTAAAGGACGAGGAGGTTGTATTCTCCCCAGACCCGAACGGAAGGTTCCGCGTAGCGTGGCTACCGCCAGATCACCTCAGAAACAAAAAGGCAGACGATCGGGGTAAGCGTATGGCCCCCAATGCACACATAGGTGTAGGTGGGGTTGACTCTTATGACCTGGATGCCACTGTAGACGGGAGAGGGTCTAAGGGTGCGCTGCATATGTACAATAAGTTCAATATGGACGTACCTCCGAATATGTTCGTAGTGGAGTATGCCTCTCGTCAGACCTCGCCAGTATATTCTATGAAGACGTACTTATGTGTTCGTTTTTCTATGGGTACCCTCTTTTGATAGAGAACAACAAATACGGGATAGCAAGGTACTTTGAATCGAGAGGATATGACGGTTATCTGATGGACCGTCCAGACTATCTGAAAACCTCGAACTCGTCAGCAAACGTAAGAACCAAGGGAATACCGTCGAACTCTCAGGACGTCATCCAGTCGCACGCTCAAGCTATCGAAGCGTATATCCACGACCACGTAGGTGTAAACGCAGAGGACGGGGAGATGGGTAAGATGCTGTTTAACAGGACTTTAGAAGACTGGATAGGGTATAAGATAGACAAACGTACTAAGTTTGACCTTACGATTAGTTCTGGATTGGCCCTTCTCGCGGCCCAAAAAGAGAAGAAAGAAAAACCAAAAGCGAACTTCTCAGACAAGAAATTTATCAGGACCTACACGCCAAAAGCCTGGCACTTGTAGTTTTACTATATTTGCATTGAGTTAAAATAACTCCACTCATTGCAGATGTACAAAAATAATAATAATTCTTCTAGCTTTCCAGATCCAATGGCCCCGTCCGAGGAAAAAGGCGGGTTGGGCTACGGGCTGAAATATGCTAAGGCTATATATCAGCAGTGGGGAAAGATAGATAAGCAGGATTCTGTTTACGGGAATCGAAGAAAAATATTCGAGAGAAACCGTAGATATGCAAACGGTACGCAGGATACAGCGATTTACAAGTCGTTGCTTACTTCGTTAGACCCAAATAACGGGGACGGGAGTATGCTCAACCTGGACTTCACCCCAGTTCCCATCCTGCCTAAGTTCGTGAGGATCGTAGTTAACAAGATCCTATCCCTCTCCCCATATCCCAACCTAGAGGCTATCGACCCTCTCTCTTCTTCCGAAAAAGATAAAGAGAGACGCAAGATAGAGATGATGATTGCGGCTAAGCAAGAATTAGCTAAGATCGAGGAGAAGACAGGGGTGAGCGTAGGTATGAAGACGAAGGATATCCCTGAGACGCTTGAAGAGGCTGAGATATTCATCGGGAATAATATCAAGTCGTCATCGGAGATTGCCGCTCAGATCGCTACGAACCTGACGCTTGATTGGAATGACTTTAACGATACGATACTTCGTCGATGTGTAAACGACCTAGCTGTACTCGGTATGTCTATCGTAAAACGTACCAACGACCCTAGCTACGGAATCAAAACAGATTATATCGACCCTATCAACTTCGTTCATAGCTTTACGGAGGACCCTAACTTTAGCGATCTGGTATATGCTGGTCATGTTAGATATATCCCAATGCATGAACTTAAGCGCATGGCTGGGGATCAGTTTACAGAAGAGCAGTATAAGAAGATTGCTCAGGACGCTCAGAAGAAATACGGGTATGACGCAGCGAAGCTAAACCAATCCTCATATGACAGGGTAAACAGCGTAACTAAGTTTGGGTATGACGAGTATATGATTGAGGTGCTCGACTTCGAGTTTATGTCTGTAGACTGCGAATATTACGAGTCGAAAGAAAGCCGCTACGGGAATATCGGCTTCTACGCCAAGGGAGAGAATTATAAAGCCCCGCAGAATTCTGTGTTCAATCGGGACGTTATGAAGATGGAGAACGCTACGCTGTACGGTGGTAGCTATATCCTCGGTACCGACTTTTTGTTTAATTACGGGAAGAAGCACAACATCCCTAAGAACATCCACGATATCTCTAGGACTAATCTGTCGTATTCGGTATGTGCTACGAACATATTGGATATGATGCCTAAGTCTATGGTGGATAGCTGTATCGGGTTTGCCGACCAGTTGCAGCTTACGCACCTTAAGATTCAGCAGGCCGTAGCAAAAGCAAAGCCAGATGGCATCATCATTGATATCGAGGGTCTGGAGAATGTGCAGCTGGGTAAGGGAGGCGAGTTGCAACCGCTAGACCTGCACGATATCTACGAGCAGACGGGTGTTTTCTACTACAGAAGCAAAAACCCAGAAGGAGGCTTCCAGAACCCGCCCATCAGAGAGATCGGAAATAGTATCCGAAACATTAACGAGCTTATCGGGTTGTACAACCACTACCTGCGTATGATTCGTGATGCTACGGGCATTAACGAGGTTATGGATGCATCGTCACCGAAGACAGATGCTTTGGTTGGTGTTCGCCAGCAGGCGTTGGCAGCGGCTAACAACGCTATCTACGACATCACGAACTCGTCTATGGTACTTTATAAGAAAGTATGTAGCGATATTGTAAAGTGTATCCAGGTAATCCACCCAGAATCTATTCTGTACCGCATCTACGAGAATGCTATCGGAAAAGAGAATATGAGTGTGCTTAGCTCATTTAGAAACCTGGCTATGTACAACTTCGGTGTGCGCGTGGTCAAAGAGATGGAGGAGGCGGAGCGTCAGTACCTAGAGCAGAATATCCAGATAGCGCTATCTCAGAAAGAGATCGACCTAGAGGATGCTATTGCGGTACGTCAGCTCAAAGACATCAATCAGGCAGAAAGACTGTTAATTGTTCGCAGGAAAAAGCGTATCGCTATGAACCAGCAGATCGCTATGCAGAACTCGCAGCAGCAGGCTCAGATTCAGCAAGCCTCGGCTCAGGCTACGTCTCAGGCCAAGCAGCAAGAGATGCAGATGCAGGCTCAGCTAAACGCTCAGGAGATGCAGCTCAAGAATCAACTAGAGGCTCAGCTAGAGGGTGTGAAGCATGAGTTCAGAAAAGAGATTGAGATGATTAAGGCGCAGGCTACGCTTGGCTTTAAAGAAGACGACAAGAACTTTAAAGAAAAACTTGAGGTTCTTAAGGAAGATAGAAAAGACGAGAGGGTGAAGAAACAAGCTACAGAGCAGAGCAAACTCATCTCACAGAGACAGGGGGACCGAGGGGAGCTACCAGAAGAATCAGGAGATATTACATCACAGATATTAGGACAATAAGATGGCTAACAAACTTAATTTAGACCAATCCCAGAGAGTGGATATCGTTTGCAGAAAGAACGATACGTTTGCCTTGAAACTACAGATCAGCGATGAGACAGGCGCCTTGGTCGACTTGAGTGGTACGGGTGATGACGCTTATAACTTTGCTATGGAGGTAAGAGAGGCCGACACGGATAACTCTACGGATAACGCTCCAGATACGAATCTCTCTAAGATGTCTACCGAGTTCGCTTCTGGTACAGGCAAGATTACATTACAGGATGCTGGATACTCTTCTGGAGAGGTGATTTTTGAGTGTGCTCATGGGGACATGAATGTTGATTCTGGCTTGTACGTATATGATATCCAGCAGAAAAAAGGAACTACATCTACTATCGTAGAAACTATCCTGTACGGTACTTTCCAGATTAACGAAGACATTACGATTACAGCCTAATGGCCCGCGTAAAAATCCAGATAACAACCCCATCTAACAATGTGGTCAAGGTGTCGCCTGGGGTATCTGCGCTCTCTAGCGTGCAACTGTATTTAAACGAGCTTATTGACGTTAATACGCAGGGTGGCGCTGACGGGTATGTACTTACGCAGCAGGCAGACGGCACTTTCGCTATGGAGGCCGTCGCTACGACGCTTGCAGATTTAAGCGACATGAATATACCAAGCCCACAGGGGGGTGACTCACTTGTGTATGATGCAGATTCTCAGAAATGGGTACCTGGTGGTGTAAAGAGCGTAAACGGTCAAGAAGGAGACGTAGTTATTACAATCCCGTCCCCGCCTCCTACGCCTGGGGTTAGCGGACTTGCGGATACGAACATAACAAGCCTTCAGGACGATCAGATTATTCGCTATGACTCTGCTAGCGGCGAATGGCTAAACGAGGACTTAGAGGCCTTACCGTCTGGTGGAACTACTGGTCAGGCGCTTGTAAAAGCCAGTAACACAGATTACGACGTTACCTGGGATGACATTGCTGTGGACGTTCAGTTTCATCAGCGCTACACTACCGAGGCAGAGACGCTACGATCAGGAGCTACAGAGACTGTAGAGCTTTACTTCTTTGCTCAGGGTGATGGTAATGGATTGGCAGAAAGTGCATCGAGCGACACGCCAACCAGCGGTTACGATATTCGGCGAAAGTTGTACTACGCTGAGAAGGCGCAGGCAGACCCCGACACGTCAGCCGATTGGACGCAGTTCACAGCCATCGCCGACAACACGACATTCAACAACGCGAAGGCGGCTTTACTTGCTTACCTGAAGGAACGCACGGGGGGGACGGTTCCGATTAGTTTGAAAATGACGTGGGAAGAGGTAAGCCAAACGTCGTACCTGCTCGACGAATCATACGGGAGCGGTGCGGAAGCGGCGTACTCAACGCGGCAACTTCGAAACGCGGCTACGGATTGCATGGTCATTCGCAGGGCTTCGGATTCGACGACGACCACGATAGGCTTCGACGGTTCAGGCAACATCGACGAGAGCGCGATTACGACCTTCTGTTCGGGTACGACTTGCACGGTGTATCAATGGGTTGACCAATCAGGAAACGGGAACGATGCGACGCAAGGCGACCCGACCAAGCAGCCGACGATTTACACGGGTGGGGCGATAGTGAAGGATGGCGGGCGCGTAGCAATGACCAACACGGGAACCGATAATTTAACCGCGTCCGTAAACCTAAGCCAGCCATTTACGGGATTTAATGTTGGAAAGGCGGACATCGCAAGCGCGAGCGTTTACAATGGTTGGTGGGGCTCGGGTTCGAGCACTTATCGAGGTCCACAAATAAGGCCCGCAAACCTTGTTGGAATGTATTGGGGCACGGCTATTACCAGCGCATTTATAATGGAGTCGGTTCAACAACTATACACGGCAAAAGTGGATGGGACTTCGAGTTTAATAAATGTAGGCGGAACAAATGTTGTCAGCGGAAACGCTGGGACAAATGGCACGACGGGGCTGCAATTATTTGGATTCAATGCGGGTGGAGAAATGCCAGGGACGGCGCAAGAATTTGTGTTTTTTGATTCTGCAAAATCTTCTTCAGATATAACCTCCATCGAATCCAACATCGGCGACTACTTCACCCAAAACACGCCACTGCTCGACACGTACAGCGGGGCGGCGGCTGCTTATTCCTTGCGGCTTTTGGACTCTAGCTATGTTGGTTCAGCGGTAGAGGTTTACAACGGGAGCAGCTACGCGGACATCGGCTTCAACGTATTCGGCGAGTTGGATACGGTTGCACTTGCGGCGCATTGCGGAAGTAACGACGGGTTCGTGTCGAAGTGGTACGACCAATCGGGAAACAGCAACGACGCGGCGCAGGCGACGACGGCTTCAATGCCGAAGATTTACGACGGGACGACGGGCGTGATTACTGAGAACGGGAAGCCTGCGGTTGAGTTTGACGGGACGGATGATTATCTGGTCCCTTCAATAACAAACTCAGCAAGCGATTACAGTTTGCACGCTGTGACAAAAAACAGCGCGACCAATTCCTTTTTGTTTGACTCCGATTCTGGTCGTTTGATTTTTGACGGGCGCGGCGGTACTCGTGGCGTGTATTTTGACGGTAGTTGGCGCGGAACGATGCACAGCGGAACAGCGCAACAACTGCAAAGCATTTACGCAATTGCATCGAATAGCGGACAATCTTACGTTGATGGCTCGCAAATCAACACAGGGTTAAGTTATACCCAAACCGCCATAGGCGGACAGACGGCGTTAGGTTGCATTAAGAATGCAACGGGATTCTTTATAAATGGAGTTATACAGGAGTTTGTTCTTTACGCCTCCGACCAAACGAGCAACCGCACGAACATCGAGGACAACATCAACACCTTTTATAACATCTACTGATGAACGGATATATAATCGTACTTCCAACCGCCACGCAAACAAGCGAAGCACGGGCAAAGCAAATAACGCGAGAACTCTACAACATATCGCGGCCCGTACTCATTCAGGCAGAAGGCGAAAAGGCGTCAACCGTCTTTGGAATCGTAGTCCACCCTGACGGAATCCAAAACGCTTTGCAGGTAAATACCGATTACCTCATCCACGTTCACCCCGCCGCGACGCTGGAGAAGTTGGTGGCTTGCTTTCCTGAGCTGACGAACGATGAGCGGTACAGCCTCAGCAGTTACGTGCAAACAAATAAGAGTTTTCCGTTTGCGCACATTATTCCAAGCACGACGACCGTGCGCGATCAACAGTA